CCAGATGAAGAAGGCATTGCTTGCTTCTGCGGAGATTAAATGCTGATTACTATGCAATTACCCCTCCCGCCAAGCATCAACACCTATTGGCGAAACTTTAGGGGGCGCACAATCCTGTCAAAAGGCGGCAGGGACTACAAACAAGCGGTGCAGGAATATGTCACCCAGAACAACCTCCCGAAACTTGGCAACCAAAGATTAGCGGCAATTATTAAGATATTTCCAAGGGACAAACGGGCAATTGACTTGGACAACCGTATCAAAGCACTTTTAGATGCGCTACAAGACGCAGGCGTGTTTGACGATGACAGCCAGTTTGACGAAATCACCATAACAAGGGGCGTGATTAAATCAGGCGGTCAATGTACAATAATCCTAGCCACCATTGAGGACGAGGCGTAAATGGACTATCCAGCCGTATTCGTATCAACGCTGCTACATAGCGCAACCAATGCTCATTTTATGCACTTTCAGACTGAAAGCTATGCAGAGCACAAGGCGTTGCGAATGTATTATGAAGCCATCCCAAACTTGGTTGATGACTTCACAGAAGCGTATCAAGGCAAATACGACAAGATAAAAACCTATCCGGATGAATTTCATTTGGCTAAAACGCCACAAAAATATCTCAAAAGTCTGTGTGATTTTGTCGAAGAAATCCGCAAAGAACTGCCAAAAGACACGCCATTACAGAATATCATTGACGAAATTGCTCAATTGATTGACTCAACGCTGTACAAACTACGCTTTCTCAAATAGGAACGGCTATGGATGACCTCGTACAAAACCCAGAAGCACAAAAGTTAGCTCAAATGCTGCAACAGCAACAGATGCAGAAATTCCTACAATCAATGCAAGGTGCAGGCGCTATGTCAGGTTCAGACATGGAAATGGCTCAACGTGCAATGGCAGCACAAGCTGATTACGGTATGCAATCAGTGCCGATGACTGGTCAGCCAATGCAACAAGGTCAATATCCCCAGCCGCCAGTATCAATGTTTGGACAAGCAATCCCACAACAAGGCGCAATGGGTGCTAGACCCGCTCCAATGCCTATGTCCCGTGGCATGGGTCAAGGCGCTATGAGCAATGCAGACTACGAAATGATGCGTAGACGATAGGTGAGACATGGCTGATCCAAAGCAATTAGCGTCGTTACTAAGCGAAGAAGAAGAATTACGCAGATTTAACGCAATGCAAGGCGATCAGCCGTGGTACTCAAAAGCGCTTCCAATGGAAGGCAGAGCAACATTTTTGCCATTCCGTGACACGATGGAAGGCTCTGTGTTCAACAAACGAGAATTAGCGTTGCCCGGCATTCTTGCAGGTGCGCTGAATGCGTTTACATCACCAGCACGAGCGCTGACAGGTTCAGACCCTACGTTTAAGCCGGGCGAAGAAGCCGCAAACATGGCGCTAAACACTTTTGGTGGTGGTATTGCAACTGGTAAAGCGTTGACCAATCCAACAGGCATGGGTGGTAAAGACTTAGCGTTAAACGTTTACCATGGCACACCGCACGAAATTAAAGGCGGGTTCGACATTAGCAAGGTAGGAACAGGCGAAGGCGCACAGGCTTACGGGCATGGTATTTATTTTGCTGAAGCTAAACCTGTTGCGGAACAATATGCAAAACAATTAGGATCGTCAATTTTATCTGTAGATGGTAAGCCTGTAGATTTTTCTAACCCAACACATCTTGCGTCTTTAATTGTTGCAGACCCTAGACACGCAAATATGTCTAAAGAGTCATTAGCATCAGCAATACAATATAACCCTCAGGGTATTGTTCCAATTGGTGCTGAAAAATATTCGGATGAAATTATAAAAAGTTTGTTAAAAAATGATTTGCCTGTTTTAACAAACACAAAAGGTAATTTATACAAAACAGACATACCAGACGCTGCAATACCAATGATGCTTGATTACGATAGTCCAATTAAAAATCAGCCGCAACTTTATGAAATCGTGCGTCAAAGCATCACAGACCCAGATATTCGTAAAACTTTTGAATTTAATGCAGAAAAAGGCATTACTGGCGCAAATGTATACAAAAATTACATTGTCGGCAAAACAGACGCAGAACGCTCTGCAAATGCAGCAAAATTAGGAATTACTGGTATTCGCTATTTAGATGAGGGCAGTAGGGGTACTGGAAAAGGCACAAGCAATTATGTAGTGTTTGACCCATCTACAGTCAAGATACTAGAAAAGAACGATATTCCTGTTAGTAGAAAAGAACTATTACAACAAGAATTTGATAAGCTGGATAAATGACATATAATTAACCTATCTTAATCTCTAAAACAATTGAGTATGGATATGGCAGAAACTACTGTAGTTAAAACTAGAAAGAAGGCGGGCGGTCGTGTCGCAGGTACGCCTAATAAGTCAACAGCGAAGGCTAGAGAAGCGATTGCAGCGTTCGTTGATGGTAATGCACACCAATTGCAAACGTGGCTAGAACAGATTGCTATGGACGATAAGTACGGGCCAAAGACAGCGTTTGATTGTTTTATGGCTGTAGCTGAGTACCACGTTCCTAAGCTCGCAAGACAAGAACACGTTGGCGCAGATAACGGCCCTATCGAACTGGTGGTCAAGTGGCAAGACGAGAAGTAGTCTTACCGTATAGCCCTCGTAAAGCGTTCAGACCGTTTCACTCACGCACAGAGCGTTGGGCTTGTTTAGTTGCTCACAGACGAGCTGGCAAAACTGTCGCTGCAATCAACGACATTGTTCGTGCTGCGCTGATGAGCAAAGACGAGTACCCGCTTTATGCGTACATAGCGCCTTATCGCTCACAGGCTAAGTCTGTCGCATGGGACTATCTCAAACATTTTGCAGAACCTGTGCTTAAAAGCTCAAATGAGGCTGAATTGACAGTCGAGCTAGTGACAGGTGCAAAGATACGTTTATTCGGTGCTGACAACGCAGACGCTATGCGAGGACTGGGTTTCTCAGGCGTGTTTATGGACGAGTACGGTGACTTTAGACCTAGCGTCTGGGGTAACGTAATCAGACCAACTTTGTCTGACAAACAGGGTTGGGCAGTGTTTGCTGGCACACCAAAGGGCAAGAACCAGTTTTGGCAGATATATGACCAAGCGTCTAAAAGCGATGGCGAATGGTTTTGCCTAAAGCTCACAGCGTCAGAATCAGGGTTGTTGCCTCAGACTGAGCTAAGTGCTGCAAGAGCGCAAATCTCTGAAGATCAATACTTGCAAGAATACGAATGCTCATTTGAAGCCAGCATCCTTGGCGCTTACTATGGCACAGACTTGCGACAAGCTGAAGACGATGGGCGTATTACTAACGTGCCGTATGACCCTCACCTACCAGTGCATACAGCCTGGGATTTAGGATACCGTGATGACACCGCAATTTGGTGGTATCAAGTTGTTAGAAATGAAATACATTTAATCGACTTTTTTGCTATTTCCGGTGCTAATATTGATGAAATTGCGAAAATAATCAAAGAAAAGCCCTATAAATACGGAAAACATCAACTTCCGCATGATGCAAGAGCTAAAACTCTAGCAGCGCAGGGCAAGTCGGTTATTGAGCAATTGGCTGAACATCTCGGTATAAACAACATGGCAATCGTGCCAGACTTGGGCGTACAAGATGGGATTCAAGCAGTACGGCAATGCCTTCCGATGTGTTGGTTCGACAAGACTAAATGCTCGGATGGACTTGAAGCTCTGAGACAGTACCAGCGGGAATACGACGAAGACAAGAAGGCGTTTAGGGCTAGTCCAAGACATGACTGGACTTCACACCCTTCAGACGCTTTTAGGATGATGGCAGTAGCTTGGAGGTTAGAACCTAAAGTGAAGCCACCAGACGTTGTGAAACCGTTGATAGTTGGCCCAGAGAACACGGTCACTTTGAACGATATGTGGGCAACTTACCAACCTCCAAGGGGTAGCAGGATATGAGCGGAATTCAACGTGGTTATGGATACCAGTACGAAACAGTCGCAGCAAGTCAATCACTTCAAATGCTTGGCGGCTCAGGCGCAGCGGGTGACTATTTGCATCGTCTCATCGTTACTGTAAACACAGCAGCAACTTCAGGCGTGACTATCACTGATGGCGCAGTCAACATTGCCATTGTTCCAGCTAACGTAGCTTCAGGCATTGGCGTAATTGACATTGAGCTAAACATGGCTTCTCTCACATCAGGTTGGAAAGTCACCACAGGCGCAGGTGTATCAGTCGTTGCGGTTGGACTATTCAGCTAAGAGGTTCTAAATGGAAGCTCTGACAGGCATTCAAAAGTATTTGAACATTATTGGTCAATACGACAATGAGTTCAAAAAGTGGGAAGCTCGCACTCAAAAGATAGTAAAACGCTATCGTGATGACAACCGCAACCAAAACACAAACGAGACAGCAAAGTTCAACATTCTGTGGTCTAACGTACAGACGCTGATTCCTGCTGTTTACGCTCGTTTGCCAAAGGCTGCGGTATCTCGTCGTTTCGGTGACAATGACCCAGTTGGGCGTGTTGCTTCGCAGCTTATTGAACGCTCGTTAGACTTCGAGATTGAGCATTACACAGACTTCCGTAGCGCAATGCGTCACGCTGTTGAGGATAGATTCCTTGGTGGGCGTGGTGTTGCATGGGTACGGTACGAACCGCACGTTGTCGCTCAAGATATGCCTGAAGATGGCTATCAGATTACTGAAGATGTAGACAAAGAAACGGGCGCAGATAATGAAGAAAATGTCAGTACGCTCGATGGTAGCGCTGGCATGGACGCTGAACCACAGGAAGAAATTGAGTACGAGTGCGCTCCTACTGATTACGTCCATTGGAAAGACTTTGGGCACTCAATTGCTCGCACATGGGAAGAAGTAACCCAAGTCTGGCGCTGGGTGTACATGACTCGTGAAGCTCTGATTGAGCGATTTGGCGAGGAAGTGGGTAACAAGATACCGCTGGATGCGGGGCCAGAAACCAACAAACAGTACGGTCAAAACAACCGTGATTTCACACGAGCAAAAATCTGTGAATTGTGGGACTTAGAGACGGAAAAGGTCTACTGGCTGAGCAAAAACGTCGGTCAAATCATTGACGAGCGTGATGACCCTCTGCAATTAGAGCAATTCTTTCCTTGTGCCAAGCCTCTGTACGCAACGATGACGAGCGACACGCTTAT